AGGGCTGCCTGCTTGGCTGCGTGGACGGGATTGTCGATGGCATCAATGAAGGCACAGTTGACGGCTGTCTACTTGGCTGTGAGGATGGTATTGATGACGGCTGTCTGCTTGGTTGCGTGGACGGGATTGTCGAAGGCACTACCGAAGGTACTGACGACGGCAGTCTACTTGGCTGTGTGGATGGGATTGATGATGGCTGTCTACTTGGCTGCTTGGATGGGATCGAGGAGGGTGCCAAAGAAGGCATAGAGGACGGCTGTCTGCTTGGTTGCGTGGATGGGATTGATGAAGGCTGCCTACTTGGCTGTGTGGATGGGATTGATGAAGGTTGTCTGCTCGGCTGCGTGGACGGGAGAGAGGACGGCAGAACCGAAGGCATGGAGGACGGCTGTCTACTTGGCTGTGTGGATGGAACTGAGGACGGCTGCCTGCTTGGCTGTGTGGAAGGAATTGAGGATGGCAGTAGCGAAGGCACTGAGGACGGCTGTCTACTTGGTTGAGTGGAAGGGATTGAGGAAGGCTGCTTGCTCGGCTGCTTTGATGGGATCGAGGACGGCATCACTGAAGGCACAGTTGACGGCTGCCTGCTTGGCTGCACAGATGGCCGGGAAGACGGCGCCAAAGACGGCACTGAAGAGGGCAGCCTGCTTGGCTGTGTGGATGGGATCGATGACGGCTGCCTGCTTGGGTGCGTGGATGGGATCGAGGACGGCATCACCGAAGGCACTGAGGACGGTTGTCTACTTGGCTGCGTGGATGGGATTGTGGAGGGCGCCAAAGATGGGATTGATGAGGGCTGCCTGCTTGGCTGCGTGGACGGGATTGTCGATGGCATCAATGAAGGCACCGTTGACGGTTGTCTACTTGGGTGTGTGGATGGGATTGAAGACGGCTGTCTGCTTGGTTGCGTGGATGGGATTGTCGACGGCAGTACCGAAGGCAACGATGACGGCCATTTACTTGGCTGGGTGGATGGGATTGATGATGGCTGTCTACTTGGCTGCTTGGATGGGATTGAGGACGGTGTCAAGGAAGGCATAGAGGACGGCTGTCTACTTGGTTGCGTGGATGGGATTGATGAAGGCTGCCTACTTGGCTGAGTAGATGGGATCGATGAAGGGTGTCTACTCGGCAGTGTGGATGGGATTGATGAAGGCTGCCTGCTCGGCTGCGTGGACGGGAGAGAAGACGGCAGAACCGAAGGCATGGAGGACGGTTGTCTACTCGGCTGTGTGGATGGAATTGAGGACGGCTGCCTGCTTGGATGTGCGGACGGAATTGAGGACGGCAGTAGTGAAGGCACTGAGGATGGCTGTCTACTTGGTTGTGTGGATGGAATTGAGGACGGCTGCCTGCTTGGATGTGCGGAGGGAATTGAGGACGGCAGTAGCGAAGGCACTGACGACGGCTGTCTACTTGGCTGTGTAGATGGGACTGAGGACGGCTGCCTGCTTGGTTGCTTGGATGGGATTAAGGACGGCATCACTGAAGGCACTGTTGACGGCTGTCTGCTTGGTTGTGCGGATGGCTGGGAAGACGGCGCCAAAGATGGGATCGATGACGGCTGCCTGCTTGGTTGCGTGGATGGGAGTGAGGTTGGCGCCAAAGAGGGCATGGAAGAGGGTTGCCTGCTCGGCTGTGTTGACGGTCGTGACGACGGCTGCACTGACGGCTGCGAAGATGGCGCCGAAGAAGGAATGATGGACGGCTGCAGGCTAGGCTGCATGCTCGGCTGCGTGCTCGGCTGTGTGCTCGGCTGCGACGTCAACGGTGATGATTTGGCGATGGGCGCACATGCCGCTAGCAGTGTTGCCAATAGGACCGACCTCAACCGCAGGCACGTGGCGTGGAGGTGGCGGCGTGTAAGCCCCGAGATGCCGGTGTTAGAGGTCACGCGGTCGTCGGATATCTGGCGGGGACGAGGTTGAGGGCGACAGGCGAGGGTCAGGAACAGAGTGGTGATGGTATATGTGACGCCGCCGGCACAGTCACGCCCGACGAATCCGCCGGCGGCCAAGATCACGGCCGCGGTGGCCTGGTACAGCAATCAATAACCATGGCCGAGACCATGGCTGTGGTGGCCGCCCAACACAACAATTAATTACAATTGGTGGCCGAGATTGAAGTCGCGAAAAACCGATGCCGCAATGAAAGACGGCGGTCAAGATAGGGGTCGGGTTGGCCCTATAAAATAGTCAAAGACGATGGTCAAGATGAAGACCTTAG